CAAGGAATAGCCTCAATAGAAACTTTATCTAACATTTCGTCAGAATCTTCGGGGCATAGTTTTAGTCCAGCATATTCGTAGATAAGAGCAAGTCTAGAAGCAATCTCTAATTGTTCTCTTTGTGTGTAAAGGAATCTGTTAGAGGCTGCTTGTGCTAATTTGGGATCTCCACCAGTTGCTGCTATGTCGGCACCAATAATAACAGAAGGTGTCTTTGTGAATAAGGAAGCAATAAAGCCTTCTATGTAAGCAAAGGCATCACTAGTCTCAACACGGATCATAGTCTGGTCGTAGGCTTCTGATTCCCAGAACTTTGTCTCGTAAGCATCTTTGTATCTTTTTAGTTCGCCTGCTTTATCCTGCCAATAATCTCTATGCTCGCTGTAAATTATCTGGATAAAATTGATAATGTCTTGTGTGGTTCTAGCCATTAGGTAAGTCCTCTATTGATAATAGTAAAAGTCAAGTCAGTTGTATCTTCTGTGTCTAGAAATGCCTACACCACCTTTATTGACTATTCTTTCAGCCTTTCTGGCTTTGATCCAATCTGGTAAGTAAGGAACTTCTTTTAGTTTTACTTTGTCTAAACAAACATAAGCAAGAGCAAGAGCCACAGCATTATCACTATGTGCTCCGTCTTGTGTTGATAATTCTATTAGTCCTCTATCACTAATAGTAATAGCCCGTAGTTCTGAATAGGCTATATTGTCTAGGTAATGAACGAAGCCTGATTGGATTAGTTCTTTTAGTCTCTCAAACATTTGTGTTTTAGATTTTGTTGTAGTAATCCAATCCTTGCCGTCAGTTGTTTTCCAAATCTTATTGTAGCCTAGGTGGTGTAGTTCATTTAGGACTACATTACCGAAGTTATTTGATTCAACAAGAACCAAGGCTTTGTTGTATTCTGTGGCGAAATCAGCGATTCGTTCGGCAAGATAAACGGGACTGACTTCGTTTGATCTCCAAATAAGAACTGGTTGGTGTGTTGTTTTGGATAACACATAGATGACTGAATAGTCTCTCCCGACACCAGCAGAGACATCAACACCAATAGCATAGCGGTCGTTAGGATCAGGTTCATCAAAAACATTAGCGGTATGTGGTTCAACATTTATTATTTCTATCTCCTCAAAGTCCTCTCGGGACAAATAAACATTACCAGCAATAGAATAAGCATCTTCTATTGTTGCTGGATATTCTCTTTGGAATTTGTGTAAGTTTCCAATCTTTGATAGTTTTAGTCTTCTCCAATAAAGTTGTTCGTCAGTAAGACTAAACTTTTCTTTTAGATCTAATTCTACATTAGACCATTCTATCTCTTCGTCTTCTGGTAGATCTTCTCTATAATCTAGGTGATCAAACCATTTGAAGAATAAGTAGTTCCATTTAGCATCGCCTCTTTCAGATCTCATAATCTCTTGGTGAAGAGCATCGTTGAAATGATTTGCTGTGGATTCTATAACTAACTGCCCGTTGTTTAGTGCTGATAAGGCTGTGGCTTTTAGTTCGTCAGGATTGGGAGCAAAAGCATATTCACTTATTTGTAGATAAGAACAAGTAAATGAACGAAGACCGCCTTTGCCCTCTGCTGAAACTGCTATGATAGAAGCACCAGAATCTCTAAACTTCATTTCAGTTGTGTTCTCAACTGATAGAGGTCGTTTTAGAAACTGGGGAAGATTGTGATAAAATGTCTTATGGATTTCCAATAAGTGTTTAGAGGAAGCCAACTTGTGGGAAAGAATAGCAATTGTAAGGGGCTCTGTGCTTGTGTAAGCCTTCCAAAAAAGATAAGCAGACACTATGGTGCTTGATCCAATTTGTCGCCCTTTGAGGATTAGTGTGTCCTCTCCCTGCTCTAATGCTTCTATTATTCTAACCTGTTCCCCGTTAGGTGTCAAGGTAATCAATTTACCATTTTTGTCTATGATTTTTAGTTTGCTGATAAATCTAACAGGATCAGCAATAAGTTCCAGCAGTTGTCGTTCGTGCTTATTCATTTCTTCAAAAAGTCTTTGATTTGTGTAATTGTTGCTGTCTTACTTTCCTCTTGACTTTCGTTTTGAGGTTGAGCAGTCATTATGGCTTGTAGTAAGTTCTTTATGTCCGTAACTGAAAGCACACTAAAAGATTGATTATCAGCCCAATCTCGTCGTGCTATGTCTAGCAGAGCCCAAGCAAATTGATAGGGATCTTTACTATCAACTGCTCGTCTCATTCTAGTTTCGGCTTTTGGTCTTCGTGCCATTTAGGTCTCCTTATGTTCCTATTAGTAGCGAATAAGTAAAGTCAAGTAGCAATCTCAAAATAACATTCTATTTGTTCTATTGTCTGTAAGATAAATTCTGTTTGTCCTAGATCACATAATAGATAATCTGGTGGATAATCAAATTTCCAAGTAGGAGGCATTTGTTCTATTCCAAACTTTATGTAATCTTGTGGCTTTGCTTCACCTAGGAACAAATATAGTTTCTTTGTTCCCTTTGCTCTCAATAGTGTTCCTTCTTTTATTTCTTTTGTGATCTCGCCCATTCAATTCTTGCCTCACTTATTGCTACATAATCTTCTTCCATATCTATTCCAACAAAATCAAAACCTTCCAAAGCACAAGCCATTCCAGTAGAACCAGATCCCATAAATGGATCTAAAACAATTCCATTAGGAGGTGTAATCAACTTGGTTAGGTAAGTCATTAGTTTGATTGGCTTGACGGTAGGATGTGTGTTCTTTCTAATCTTTACTTTGTTTAGTCCTATGTCTCCCTTCTTGTTTCTGTTCTTTACTGCTTCACTATCAGTCTTGTAGCCATAACAAACTTCTTTTTCCTCAAAGTTATCAAGACCAGCATTTCTTTCTTTCTTACCAACCTTGGAACAATAGAAGAATCTGGAAGCACCTGATAGTCCGTCAAAGATTCCATTATCTTCACCAGCCTTCTTACCACCATTAGTCCAACTATCTCCTGAACCACCAGTAGTGTCTTTTGTTCTGGTCTTTTTGAAAGCATTACCAGTAGAAGGTGCTTGTTCGTCTAGGATCTTTACAGCACAATTATCTACACATTCATAAACTGGATAAGTGCTTTCTTTCTTTGTAAAGTCTCCGCTCTCATAACCTTGGGCGAAACCTGACTTGCCTTTGTTTCCACCAATAATAGTTTCTGTGCTCTCACCAACTACCTTACAATCTTCGTGGTGTGATAGTAGGACATTAGCAGGGAAGCGACCTTCATTTTCATAATAGTTTTTATCGCTGCCTCTATCTGGTTCTCCACCAGCAAAGGTTCCTTTTGGTGAATGGTGTGCTACAACCTTTTCAGTCCCTATTCTGGAAGCATTTATATTTATTCCACCAGTTCCGTGTTTGAGAACATTTTTTGCTACTGTCTTCTCGCCTAGTGGCTTTCTAACAAGGATAATAGGCTCGTAGGCAGGTTTGAGAGCAGTTCCCCAGCCGTCCCAATCATTTGTTATTTCTATCTCGTCAAATTCTTTTTTGAAAACACCTTTGTCTCCACCAGCATAATCTTCTTTGTTAGAAATGTAAGAAGAGCCAGTTGTTCCAGCACCTTTCTTTTTACCAATAACTTTTACATTACCAGAAAGTTTCTGAACTGCCTTACCTATATTGTGAGACTTTGGAAAACCTGAACCATAAAGCCACATAAGGCAATCTCTAATCTCAAAGCCAGCATCTTCCAAAGCAGTCATAACACGGTGGTGCTGACGACTATGACCGAACACTAATCCGTGTGCTCCGGGCTTCATAACACGAAGGACTTCTTCCCAGAAGGAACTATCTCCTGCTGGTGAATTCTCTTTGTCCCAGTCCTTTCCCATAAAGTTGATAAGGTAAGGTGGATCTGTAACAAGAGCATCTATGCTGTCGTCTTCTAATTCTTTTAGTTTATCTCTGCTATCGCCTGTTAGTAGTTTCATTTGTTATCTCCTTGGAATCTACAATTGTCGTTGTGGTGTCTATTGAAAGCACCGGGAAAGTAAGTCTGTGTTTTGTAGCCACAAACTTTACAGATAAG